TCGGCCTACTATTGACTTTGGCAAGTCAGTAGGGGTCGGCATGCAAAGCACCCACATGCGGTGCCGAGCGCAGTCGATCTCGGTCATTAAAGACGGAGTGACCTTATGCCAAGTAGAGACTATGGGCCAGGACAGGATGTCATGGAACCATGTGAGTGGACGCCGGACAAGCCTCTGTCCTGCTCGGGTTCTTGGAACCCGGTGCAGAATACATGCTTAACCGAACGTGCCTTTGGCTCCTACAGAGGAGCCTCCACGCCCAACTTCTCCGAATATCGAAAGATGGAGAAGAAGATCTTACCCCTCAACCCGTACTTTCGGGATGACTATAAGGGGCAATTCGGGCCTGGAATACTCAGTCTCACACACACGAGCTGTTATCCGCCAGAAACTGGCACGCTCGCTTACAACGGCTTAGTAGCCAATCCCGTTTTAACCGACGGGTACGGTGAATTGTCAGGTTACCTGTACAATGTGCTCAACGAGCATCAGGTCGACCTGAATGCCCTGGCGATTTCGGCTCTTGCCGATTGCCAACCAGACCTTGACATGTTGACGACGGCTCTTGAGCTGCCGAAGACGATCAAGATGGTTCTGGGCATCCGTAAGACCGCACAAGAACTTATACGTGCGGCGTTGAGAGGTGGATGGGCTGTTCCGAAAGCAGCCGCCAGCGCCAACCTACAATGGAAGTATGGTTGGAAACAGATGGTCTACGACATGCAGAACGTTGATTCGTTCTTGTCCGAACCCATTCGCCGGCATGTTATGAAGGGTCAGGCTGGAGACTCCTTTGTCCTCAGTCAATTTATTGACCCTTCCTCTGTGTCCGCAAGGGCATATACATCCACCACCTCATCGAAGGTATCCCTGGATTCCTCCTGGCGCTCACGCGTCATCTTGGTGTCTAAGGGTAGAACGCAGAATTATACTGCGAATGCCTTCATAACGGCCTGGGAACTGACTCCATACTCGTTCGTCGCTGACTGGATAGTCAACGTTGGACAAGTGCTTGCAGCCCTAAACGTGATACTGTCCTCCTCGGAGGCACACTTCTCGTATGGGCGTAAAGCAACGGTGGAGGTGGTAACGGAGGTTGTTGTAACCCCCGGAACCGATCTGGCCATTTTCCCAAATGCGTCAGGTTCAGTTTATGGCCACGAGCGGTACGAGTCGAAGATGCGAATCCCCGGCTATGTACCGATTTTCCTTCCGTCCTTCAACGTACACATAAACACGAGTCGCTTCATGGATGCGATCTCGCTGCTACTGGTACGTATCAATCGTTAGCAATTCCGCTAGCGGTTAGCCCTCCATAAGTAGGAGTTGAAGAAACAGTGGCATCATTTACCACAACCATGTCCGAGTTCTCCGATAAGGAGAATAGCCGGACTTACGCCGTGTCGGGTCACACCGTCGCCGCCCCGCGCCTGGTCATCCAGAAGCGAAAGGTGCCGACGAGTACCTCTTCCGTGGCGGAATCCACCATTACGGTGGTTTACGGGACCGAAGACGCCGAGGGTAATCCCCTTACGTCGAAGGTCGCTATCGGAGCTAACGTTCGCTATCCCGCGAACGGTCAAGCTGCAGACGTGGCCGCGGCGAAAGCCGTGTTCCGCGATCTGGTCGCGTCCGACGAGTTCGACAACCTAGTCGACTCGCAGGCGTACGTCCAGTAATGACCTCCCGCCCAGTGGTGGTTCTCCACCTTGCCATGTACGCGTTTCTCCTGGTCGCCCTTTTCGAAGGGGACCCGGACCGAGTACTCACTGGCTTTAGCCGCTTCCTTGCGGCACTAGGCATCGGTCTGCACTGACGAGACGGCCGGGGTGGCTTCACAGCCATCCTGGTTCACTTGACACTATCAGCACAGGAGACGCGCAATGCGTTCCAAACTGAAGGCGCCTCAAACCCCACGGTTAAATCCGTGGCAATTGGCGTCGATTATGCTCCGAAGCATGGCTTCGGTTATCCCCGAGGACGTACTCACCCGAGTACTGGGGATGATCAGAGCACGGGACCTCAAAAGCCTGTGCTCTCTTGGTCAGATCGAGGATCGAGAGTATCAAGATCCTGACATACGGTCGGTTCTGTCACTACGACAGATTGCGTGCTTGTTCAAGAAGAACGACGCGTTTGCCGACGAAAGCAGATGCAAGGAGGCTGCTCGTAAGAGTTTTGAGCAGTCTGAACTTGTCTGCCGTATCACCAACCGACGGCTAGACCATTTCTACGAGCACCCTGACAGATTGCCGGGTGACTCGCGGGTATGGCTAGAACGTATGCGCATCGACATTGAGTCTTTGCTTGGTGACGTATCCGAATGGGAGGGCGCAATGCCCAACCTCATTCGACTGACCTCTGGAGCCACCGAGGATCGCAGCCGTAGGCGTGCGTTTCCCTTCCTCAAAATAACGGGAAGGATCCGTGCTCCCCTGCGAGCTGTTCCTTACATAGGCAAATACCTCTTAGAATGGGGTGTTGATTTAGCCAATCTGGCCTTTCGCGCGACTTCCTGCAATAGGATAGCGCTTGTATCGAAGAACTGGGAAACCCACCGCACCATTGCGGCGGAACCCACCCATACACTACCATTCCAGCTCAGTCTGGATTCCTGGTTAAAGCGCATTTTGCGCAAGTGGAAGGTGGATTTGAGATCCCAGAGACGCAACCAAGAGCTGGCGCGGTTGGGCTCCCTTGACGGGAGTTTGGCCACGTTAGATCTTAAATCGGCTTCGGATCGCCTCGCGTACAACGCTGTCGCTTGGCTTCTTCCGTTACCGTGGTTAAATGTCTTCGATTCCTTTCGAAGCACGTCTTACAGAGCTCCGTGGGGGACTGGCTCTTATGCCAAGTACTCCTCGATGGGTAATGGTTATACCTTCACCCTTGAGACTCTGATCTTCACAGCAGCCGTTCGAGCTGTTGGCTCACGCCAATACGCCGTCTATGGCGACGACATCATCCTAGAGTCGTCCCTAGCACCATCCCTGGTGCGTCTGCTTCGGTTCTTGGGTTTCACAACGAACGACGCAAAGTCGTTTACTAACCCTGATTCTCGCTTTCGCGAGAGCTGTGGGTCGGACTACTACCGGGGTGTTCTCGTAACACCATTTTACCTTCGCGAGCTTCCAAAACTACGCGATAGGGCCGGTATGTCCCATGTTGTGAACGGAGTGCTAGCTCTAAGTTTGGGGGGTTTAACCTCCTCCTGGGTTTGTGAGCTTGTCAAAACGCACTCTCTG